ACCTCATCGCTCCATGGGCCGACATCGCGGTCGTCCCGGATGCCGACACGGTCGACATTCGCACCGACGGCCCCATGAACACGCTGGTGCCTCCGCAACTGCGCGGCATCCGCATCGTCGAGCTCGAAGTGACCACCGCCGACGGCGCCGTGGTGCTGGAGCTCGCGCACATGCTCGAATCGAGCCAGCTGCTGGTGCCCGGCATCAACAGCTTCCAGACCTACTACCAAGCGGTGCTGGAAGCCCAGCTCTACACCGACGACTCGATGGCCGGCTGGGTGAGCCAGGGTGACCAAGCCGTACGCCAGCGCGCGCTGTCTGAAGCCTTCGATCGCATCCGCATGATGCCGGTGGTCATCGAGTGGGAGAACGACCAGTCGATCCTCGTGACGGCGGTTTTCAACGACCCGCCGCGGCTGCGCGACCTGACCAGCGAGCAGATCCTGCGTCTGGACGCGCGCCTGATGAAGGCGCTCAAGAAGGCGCAGCTCACCGAGGCCAACTCGATCCTGGACGGCGACCCGGTGCGACAGCTTCGCACCGCCGGCATCCAGTCCATGACCGTGGGCGAATCGAGCCAGTTCTTCGGCAGCGCGCGCCCTGTGGACACCAACGGCGTCTGCGAGGCCACCGCCAAGATCCTGGCGCGCTGGGTCCGCGGCCGCATTCGGATCGGGCGCGCATGATCTACCCGACCTTGTGGGTCGAACTGCTCGACCGCACCGCGCACGACCGCTTCGGACAGCCCCTGCTCGTGTCCAAGGGGCGCTTCAAGGTCTGCCCCGTCAAGCTCATCTTCGGCGAAGACAGCACCACCGTGCGCACCGACTCGTCCGGCTCGCACGGCAGCGCGCAAGAGACTGTCGCGGACATCGTGGTGCTCGCGCGGCCCAACCAGAAGCTGGACAGCGGCGACGTGCTGGTGATTCAGGGCAACAAGGTCATCATCCGCAAGATCGACCCGCGCTACACCGTCACCGGCAAGCACGACCACAACGAAGTGCACTGCGAAGGCTGGGTGTAGCCCATGGCCCTGCGCATCGACTTCAACCCGAGCCAGCTCGAGGCGAACATCCGTCAGATCGCGGACAGGGCCGTCAAGGGCATGCACCTGAAGGCAAAGAAGCGCGCGCTCAAGGTGCGCGACCTGGCGCGCGAGTACGCGCCGGAGAAGACAGGCCTGCTCGAGCGCAACATCGAAATGGGCACGTACAAAGAAGGCGGGCGCAACACTTACACCGTCTATATCGACCTGGACGCCGCGCGCTACAGCGGCAACGGGGAGCTGGGTGACTACGTCTGGCTTATGGAAGAGGAGCTGCGCCCCTACGGCTCCGGCAAATTCAACCTCGGCGTGGGCTCGCTGCTGAAGAAGGCGTCCACCGGCAAACGCGTGGGCGGCCGCTTCCTGCGACGCGCTGTCCAGGAGGGCGGCAAGGCCTTCATGGACGAGATGGTCGCCGAGGTGCGCAAGGTCACCGGCGACACCCGCCTGGCCACCATGAACTACCAACGCGACACACCGGAGAGCGACGAATGATGCTCAGCGCAATCGCCGACCACCTGCAGCTCAACGGCTGCGGCACCGCCGGCCAAACGATTTTCGAGTACGAGATGCCCGGCACGTGCAAGGACGGCATCCTGCTCATGGACAGCTACTACGGCACGCCCATCAACCACGAGATGCGCGGCTATCACGCGGCCGAGTTCCGGGTCATCGTGCGCGCCACCGACCTGGTCGCCGGGCGCGCGCTCGCGCAGAAGGCATCCAATGCACTCGAGTTCCAGACGGAGACGGCCTTCGGAGACCTCTACATCGTGAAGCAGTCGCTGCCCGAGAACGAACCGCGCGTCTACAAGCGCTCGGTGGGCGGCTACTGGGAGTTCGAGGTTGACGTTCAGTGCGTCTGGGTGGATGCCTAAATTTGCGTCGCCCTTCGTTCGGCCTTAAAATAAGTAACCACTGACTTACCTACGGTCAATAACACTCCACAGGGAACGAATTCAAATGGCATCCAGCACCAAGAACGTCAAGCTCGGCGTTTGCAAGCTCTACCTCGACGGCGACGACCTGGGCCTGACCCAAGGCGGCGTCGAAGTCCAGGTCTCCACCGAAACCCACAAGGTCGAAGTCGACCAATTCGGCAAGTCGTCCATCAACGAACTCGTGATGGGCCGCACGCTCGTGGTCAAGGCGCCCCTGGCCGAAACCACGCTGAAGAACATGATCAAGACGATGCCGGGCTCCACGCTCGTCACCGACGGCGTCGCCGCGTCGAGCTCTGTCACCATCGCCTCCAACCCGTCGGCAGCCAGCAGCGTGACCATCGGCGGCACCGCTTTCGCGTTCCAGGCAACGAAACCCACCGCCATCGGCCAGGTGAAGATCGGCGCGAATCTGGGCGAATCGATCGCCAACCTGGTTGCCGCGATCAACCTGGCCGTGCTGCGCCAGGACATCGGCGGCATCAAGGCCGCGGCCAAGCCTGACGGTACCGGCATCTCGCTGACCGTGGGCGACTTCGGCACGGCCGGCAACGCCGTGACCATCGCCGCCTCGGGTGCCCCGATCACGGTGCCCGGCGCGACCTTCACCGGCGGTGTCGCCGAGACGCGCGCACGCGTGGAAGTGGGCTCCGGCGTGGGCGTCGACCTGCTGACCATCGCCAAGCCGCTGCGCCTGCACCCGGTCGGCAAGGCCGACACCGACTTCTCGGACGACTTCCTGGTCTACCAGGCCGCGACGCCCGGCGCCCTCACGTTCGCCTACAAGCTGGACGCCGAGCGCATCTTCAACGTCGAGTTCACCGGCTACCCCGACCCGGTGACCGGCAAGCTGTTCGCGGCCGGTGACCTGCTGGCCTAAATAGCAAGTCACCGGTGACACACGTTGCCGGTGACCTTTCCTTCACCCATCAACCAACCGGCTTCGGCCACCACTTATCCCAAGGGACCCCATGAAGATTTTGAACCTCGACCAGTACGCCGTTGTGAACCGCCAGGTGACGCTCAACGGCGTCAAGCACGACGTGCAAGAGGTGTCCGTCCAAGACTTCGTGAACAACTTCGCGGCTGCTGAGAAGCTCGAGGCCGACCACGCCAACAACGTGCCGATGGGCGAGGGCGTGAACCTCTCCGTGCGCTCGATCATGGCGTCGGTCCCGACGCTCGACGAGGCCACCATCCGCGGGCTGAAGATGCCTCAGATGTCCGCGCTGCTGCAGTTCATCCGCGGCGAACTCGACCCCGACAAAAAGGCTGCCAAGGACGGCAAGGCCGATCCGTCAGCGGAGGGCGCCGACGCAAAAAAAGCCTGATCGAGGAGATCGACCTCGGCTACCTGATCGCGCGCGTGTCGCGCGTCTACAGCCAGAGCTACCAGCAGACCATGGCGATGCCAATGCGTGCGTTCTGGCAGTTCAGCGGCTACTGCGATCGGGTGCTGACGGCCGAGAACATCGATCACCTCACGTTGATCGTCACAGGCCAGTCCGGTGGCGAGGCCTACACCGAAGCGGTTGAGCGCATGGCCAAGGTGGCGCCCAACCCCGTGAAGTACAGCCAGCACGCCGTCATCGCTGCCGGCGCGGTGCGGGATGAGGAGGGATTCAACGCTTTGCGCGGCATGTCCTGACAGTCAAAACATACACACATAGGGACCACACATGAGCGCGAATGGCGGGCAGATCGTCGTCGAGTTTGTCGTTGACAACACCAATGGCCTGATCTCGATCAAGCAGTCGGGGATGGCGATGCGGGAGCTGAAGAGCACCCTCGACCTCACCGCCAATTCCGTCAAGAAGCTCGAGCAGCACAACGACAGCCTGGGGCGCAAGTTCCGGGACATCGTGCTCACGATGGGCCAGCTGCGCTTCGTCGCGATGGACGTCAACGACGTCTTCCTGCGGCTGCCGCTGGCCATCCTGAAGTCCGCCGGCGAGCTGGAGAAGATGCAGGTCCTCATGCAGGGCCTGTCCAAGGAGATCACCAAGGCCGGCAAGATCGCCGAAGGGCAGAAGGGCTTCGACTTCGTCACCAACATGGCGAAGAGCGCGCCGTTCGAGCTCAAGGCGCTCGCGGACACCTTCGTCAAGTTCAAGGTCGCCGGCATCGACCCCACCAACGGGTCCATGCAGGCACTCGTCGACTCGGTCGCCAAGTTCGGCGGCACGGGCGAAACCCTCAAGCGCGCCTCCGTCGCCATCCAGCAGATGGCCGGCAAGGGTGTGGTCTCGATGGAAGAGCTGCGCCAGCAGCTGGGCGAGGCCGTGCCCACTGCAATGCAGGACATGGCCGACCAGATGGGCATGTCCATGGGCGAACTGGCCAACGCTGTGTCCAAGGGCACGCTGGCCGCCGGCCCGGCGCTGGACAAAATGCTGCTGCGCATGCGCGTGAACAACGCCGGCGCGGCAAAAGAAATGATGGAGACCTGGGTCGGCTTGGGCGAGCGCCTGAAGACCGAGTTCTCGCTGATGTCCAAGACGATCGCCGAGTCGGACTTCGGAAAGGAAGCCAGCGCGGCAGTCAAGGAGCTGATCTCTGCCCTTGGCACCGACGAGGCGAAGCGGTTTGCCGACACCATCGGCACCGAGCTGGGCGAGTCCGTGCGGCTGATCGTCAGCTTCATCAAGACCCTGATCGAATACCGTGGCGAGATCAAGCTCGCCGCCGAGGCGTGGCTCGTCTACAAGGTCGCCACCGGCTTCTTTGCCCCCATGGTGCGCTCGATGACCGAGGGCACGGGCAAGATTGCCGAGGGCTTCCGCAACCAGATCAATGCCGCCAACCAGGCGGCCGCATCGCGCCATGCTGCAGCCCTGCGCGAGATCACCGCATCGCGTGAGACCGCCCTGGCCGCAGAGCAGGCTTCCCTGGCCACGATCGCCGCGAAGGAACGCGAGGTCATCGCCCAGAACCGCGCCATCGACGCCATGCTGGCCAAGCAGGCAGTGCTTGATGCGGCCATGCGCGCAAAGAAGGGCTCGGAAGTCATCGTGCCGGCCATGTCTGGCCTGCCTGGCCTGGCGGGCGCCCAGAGCGCCGCCACCGTCAGCAAAGCCCAGAAGGACCTGGCCGACCAGCTCCCGCGTCAGAATGTCGCTGCAACCGCTGCTCGGGCTGAACTGAATGCGCTCGCCTACGCCCACAACGGGCTCGCCGGGACGGTCATCACAACCACCGCGCAGATGCGCACCCTGGAGAGCACCACGGTGACGGCGTCGGCCGCCCAGCGCGCGATGGCATTGGGTGCTGGCGCACTGCGCGCCGGCCTGGCACTGATCGGCGGCGGTGTCGGCCTCGTCACCATCGCGCTGGTCGCCGGCATCGCCATGTGGGCGAAATGGGCCCGCGCGGCCGAAGAGGCGCAGGCGCGCAAGCGCCGCGCGGAGAAGAAGCTCTCGACCGACGAGGACCTGGCGGAAACAGCCAAGTCACTGGCGGCTGCCCAGAAGGAGCTGGACGAGGCGCGCAACGCGCAGGTCAAGAAGCAGTTTTTCGACACCAAGGGCGGCGCAGCCACCGGCGGTGCCGGGGCTGGCAAGGGCTTCAACGATGAAGCCGCCAAGATCAAGGCGATCACCGAAGCGTCCGAGCGCGTCAAGGATCTCGAACGGACGCAGCAGATGCAAAAGCAGTCTCTGCGCGAGTCCAACGCTCGCGACGAGGCCGAAGGCATGCGAAAGCAAGCCGACACGATCATCGATGCGAGCAAGGCTAGCACCGAGGCGCAGCTGAATGAGAGCCGGGCACGCCAGGCCAAGCTCACCGGCAGCGACAAGGACACGGTCAAGAAGCGTCTCGATGAGACCAACATCCAGACCAACCTCGTCATCAACCAGAAGAAGGCTGAGAACGCCAAGCTGGAGGAGATGTACGCGGAGACCGGCCGGATCATCAGCGGTGACGGCAGCCAGTCGACCAAAGACGCGGCCGCGCTGCGCCGTGCGGAGCTGGCCACGCAGATGAAGGCCAACACGGACGAGATCGTCTCCATGGTGAAAGCCCAGGACGAGAAGATCGAGTACGTCACCAAGGACAAGAAGGGCAAGAAGGGCAAGGCCGAGCCGATCGGCTACGACAAGGTGGATGCCCTCATCGGCGGCCTGGAAGGGCAGCGCGCGGAGCTGCAGGCCGAGATCGATTCGTTCAATGCGACCGCCGGCTTGGTCGACAAAGGCTTAGCGGCCGCCGCGAAGATCGAGGCGCAAGCCAAGGGCGGCAAGTTCAAGCACCGCAGCGACGACGGCAAGACCGTCACCGACATTTCGCCCGAGCAACTGGCGCGCGCGAAGGCGCTCGCGCAGGACGTGGCCGGCATGCAGGAGGCCATGTCTGTGGCCGAGCGGATCGCCGCCACTGGCCGCGACATCAAGGAAGACTATGCCCAGGCCATCAAGATCATCGCTGACCCGCTCGGCCAGATCAACGTGGCAGATCGCGGCAAAACGGGCGCGTTTGAGGACATGCTCAACAAGGCCGGCGTCGACATTGACAAGGTCGCCGCTCGCATGGGCAAGACCCGGGCCGAGTTCGACCAGGACATCAACAAGATCAAGACCAGCCTGGCGACGATCGACCTGTCCAAGCCGGTTCAGGACATGGTGGCGGACACGCAGAAGATGAACCTGGACCTGATCCTCAACGATCGGAACCGCACGCGTACGCAGCTGGAGCTGGAGCGCGACATGTACGTCAAAAAGATGCAGGCGCGCATCGATTACCTGCGGCAGTACGCCGCGGGCAGCGAGGAGATCAAGATCGCCGAGCGGGCCCTGGCGGACTGGGTGGTTGCCAACAACGCGTCGATGGTCGAAAAGCTGAAGACGCCGATGCAGAAGATGGTCGACCAGTGGCTCGACTCGACCAAGAACATGCAGGATGCCACCGCCTCCTGGGCGCAGCAGGGCGTCGACGCCTTCACCAATTTCGTGAAGACCGGCAAGTTCGAGTGGCAAAGCCTCGTGACCGACATCCTGGCCGGTCTGCTGAAGATCCAGATGCAGAAGGGCCTGGCGGGCCTTTTCAACGGGTCGGACTCGGGCTCTGGCTCGGGCTTCATGGGACTGCTGGGCAAGCTCGCGTCCGGTATCGGAGGCAGCAGTGGCTACGGCGGTGTCAGCTCGGGCTTTGCGGCGGATGTCGGCATGAGCGCCATCGGCATGGTCCCCATGGCCAACGGCGGCATCATGACCAGCATGGGCACCCTGCCGCTGAAAAAGTACGCCACGGGTGGCATCGCCACGAGCCCGCAGGTCGCGCTGATTGCCGAGGCGGGCATGAACGAGGCCTACGTGCCGCTGCCCGATGGCCGTTCGATCCCAGTGACGATGAAGGCGGATGGTGCGGCAGCTGCGCCCGCGGCCGCCGGCGCAGCAAACGTGACGGTCAACGTCATCAACCAGACGAACACCGCGGTGCAGGCATCGCAGGGGCAGCCGCGCTTCGACGGCCGTCAGATGATCCTGGACGTGGTGCTCAGCGCTGCCGGCCAGCCGGGCGCGTTCCGCGACAACATGAAACAGGCCTTTGTGGGATAAGCCATGGCAGAAGCATCACTCGTCTTTCCGACCTTGCCTTCGGGCAAGAACATCGACAGCTCGAAGTTCGAGACGTCCAAGACCGACCCCGCCATGAAGGCCGATATGGACGGGGGCTACACCGTGACGCGGGCGCGGTTCACGCGCAAGCCCCGGAAGATCTTCAAGTGCGGTTTTACGATGATCTCGGGGGCCGACAAGGGCGTGCTCGACGACTTCTGGGACGCAGCGCGCGGCGGCGCGCGGTCATTCGAGTGGCTGTGCCCGATGGACGGCATCAAGTATCAGGTCCGCTTCGACAGCACAGAGATGACCTTCACCTATCGCGGCGCTGGCGGAAACCACTTCTGGGATTGCTCGTTCAGCCTCAAACAGGTATGATCGTAAGTCATCGCTGACTTATACTAATGCCAAAGTCCCTTTCCGTAGCCACGATCCTCGAGAAGAACCGCATCGAGTCAGGGGTCCCGTTCCTGCCGTTGCTGGACATCGACGTGGTGGACCCGGTCTCGGGATCGGTTGTGGAGACGCTGCACCTGGTGCGGAACGACGAACTGATCGTCTTCAACGGCATCGAGTACGTGCCCACAGCCTTCGACATTTCGATGAAGGAAGAGATCAACACCCAGACCACGCTGGAGCTGTCGATCAACGACTACAGCCAGGCGCTGCAGGGCCAGATGCAGGCCTACGGCGGTGGGGTAGGCTTCAACGTCACGTTCACGATCGTGGACGGCAGCGCGCTGGACCTGCCGCCCGAGCTCGTGGAGTATTTTGAGGTCATGTCGGCCTCGGCTACCGAGTACGTCGCGTCCTTCAGCCTTGGTGCGAGTAACTCACTGATGAGTTACTTTCCGCGTCGGCGACAAACGCGCGACTTCTGCCAGTGGCGCTTCAAGGACGAGAACTGCACCTACGACGGTCCGGCCGCCTCGTGCGACCTGACGCTGCAGGGGGACAACGGCTGCGCCGCAAAGGGCCAGACGCGCCTGGACGGCACCTGGCAGACCATTCACTTCGGAGCCTTCCCGGGCATCAACTCGAACGGCGTGCGCTATGCGTGAGATCGCCGGGAATGTCTACGCCGACCTGATCGGCGCGCCCTTCGCATGGCGCGGCCGGGACCGCACCGGCTTCGACTGCTTCGGGCTGGTGCTCGAGATGTTCAAGCGCACGGGCCGCGAGATGCCGGAGTGGGACACGCCACCCGACATACAGGCCGTCAGCGGCTTGGTGGACGCCGAGTTCGCGCAGGGGCGCTGGGTTCCGTGCGAGCGCGAGGCCGGCGCCATGGTGCTGTTCTACATGCCCGTTCTCATGGGTGGGCGCCGCGTGCGGGCAACGACCCACTGCGGCTTCATGTTGAAGCCCACCGAGTTCATTCACGCCTGGGACCAAACGGGCGGCGTCACGGTCGAGCACATGCACGACTGGGACCGCCGGATCGCCGGCTTCTACACCTTCAAGGGGATGGCATGACCATCGACAAGAACAAGATCCAGGTCATCGAGATCCTGAACCCGCTCGACCCGGGCGCGCACAAGTCTGAGCTGATCGAGTATCGCCAGGGCAAGACCCTCGCCGACCTGTACCCGACGATGGTGATGAAGTCGGACTACGTCTTCTCCGTCAACGGCAAGCTGGTCGCGCCTCAAGACACCGCGCTGACTTACCCGCAACGCGGCGACACGGTTGTCGTGTGCCCGGTGCTGGCCGGCAGCAGCGGTGGAAGCGGCGAGGGTGGTGGCGGCGGCAAGTCCATCCTGCGCATCGTGGCCATGGTCGCGCTGGCGTACTTCACCGGTGGCGCCGGCGGCTTCGCCGCGGGCCTGTCGGGCTCCGCCGTGGGCA